GTGATGAGAGGAGACGATGCAACTCTCAATGACAATGAAGAAATCTCACGGATTGCCATCTATTACGCCTTGAGCTATTTATATGAGCATCGTGAGGAAGCAGATTATCGAGAACTCAGTCTTACGTTACGTGCTCTTGTATATGCCGTTCGGAAAGTGGTGTTCTGATGAATATCGCTGCTTTAAACGTATTGGTTCAATTTCAGAAGAAAGAGACAGTAACAGATCCTATAGGGAACCATAGTTCCAAATGGACAGATTATTTCCTGGCACATGCAACCGTAAATGCGAATGCTGGTTCGGAGCAAGAAGGGACAATCGTCATACCTCAGGAAACCCTGGAGTTTACCACTCGGTATTGCAGTGAATTAGCGATTGTAGATAGCACTCATTATCGAATCAAGGTAAAAGAGTCTATTTATAACATCATCTTCATAAACCCGATGGGGTTCCATCATAATAGCCTGAAGTTTCGCTGTGAACTGACTAGGGAGGCCACATGAGTAAGTCTGTATCCATCGATGAGATGGGCGATGCCATTGTGGAAGAAATGAAAAAGTATTCTACAGTAGCGACAGAAGATATGAAGCAATGTGTCAAGGATACCGGGAAGATGGTTCGCAAGGAAATCATGGAGAAGGCACCCGTACGAACGGGAGCCTACCAGAAAAGTTGGACAGTTACGAAACAGAAAGAGGATTCTACAAGCTTAGAATTGGCGGTACATTCCAAGAATCGGTATCAGATTGCCCATTTGTTGGAACATGGGCATGCAAAAAGAAATGGTGGTCGTGTCGCAGGAAAGCCACATATAGCGCCAGCTGAGCAGGATGGAAAGCAGCAATTGATCAAAAGCCTAAAGGAAAAGTTATCCCATGACGCATGATGAAGTGATATCCATGATTTTGGAGATGAACCTACCTTATGCTTATGATCACTTTGCAGAGGGGGAATCACCCGATCCGCCATTCCTGGTGATTCGCTATCCTTCATCTGACCATTTTGCAGCGGATGGGTTAGCTTATTACAAGGTGAATCGATTGAATTTGGAGCTATATACGGCTTTAAAATCACCCAATATTGAATTGTCCATAGAGGCTGTGCTGGATCGGCATAGCCTTTTTTACAACAAAAGTGAGGTTTGGATCGAATCAGAAAAGCTTTACGAAGTGCTCTATGAAATGGAGGTATAGCACATGAGCAATAACAAAGTGAAATTCAACATCTGTAACGTTCACTATGCAGCGCTGACACTAGCTGCCGATGGAACGGTAACCTACGAAACACCTGTGGCAATGCCTGGAGCGGTTTCAATCTCATTGGATCCCAATGGAGAGATTGAGAGCTTCTATGCAGATGGAATCGAGTATTACATTATCAATAACAACATGGGATATGATGGCGATCTTGAACTGGCAATGATTCCTGAGAAGTTCCGTACTGACATTCTCAAGGAAAAGTCGGATGACAATAAGGTCCTTGTAGAAAGTGCAGATACAGAAACCGGAAGCTTTGCATTGCTGTTTGAATTCGATGGCGACGTGAAGAAAATTCGTCATGCCCTATATAATTGTTCGGCATCTCGTCCAAAAATCGAATCCAAGACGAACGAGGAATCCAAAGAGGTGCAGACGGAAACGTTATCGATCAAAGCTCGTCCGCTGCCTAATAAATATGTAAAGTCGAAAACGGGGGATGCAACCACGGATACGGTCTATGCAGATTGGTATAAGGCGGTCTATCTCCCGACGAATGCTACAGCTACCACGACTCCTGGAGCATAATCCATGAGTTTGTCCAAGACTATTGTAATTGATGGGAAAGAGATTCCATTCAAAGCGTCAGCAGCAATTCCGCGTCTCTATCGGATTAAGTTTCAGCGGGATATCTATAAGGATTTAAGTTTACTGCAAAAGAACCTAAAAAATGGGGATGAGGAGAATTCCAGCTTAGACATGGTCAGCTTGGAATTGTTCGAAAACATCGCATTTATAATGGCGGAATATGCAGATCCTAGTATCCCGGATACCGTAGAAGGGTGGTTGGATGGGTTCAATACCTTTTCTATATACAAGATCCTTCCTCAGTTAATTGATCTATGGGGACTGAATGTTGAAACTGAAGCAAATGCTAAAAAAAACAGCGTAGTACAGAGAGGGAAATGACAACCCCTCTCTTCTTGCTTCGCTGTGTGCAGTTAGGTCTCTCTATGCAAGACCTTGATCTGTTAACGATTGGCATGATTAATGACATGTTTGTGGAAAGTAAGAACGATGAGTATTCTTATCCGGCATTGGCAAACCAGGAGGACATGGACAGATTTTAAGACTGGTTTATTTCACAGTATGTGGAAGATCAACATGAAAACGTGTTCTCAATTCCTCTTCGTCGACTCTTGTTGCAGTTTTCCAATCGTCGAATAGTAAATTATGAATTGGCTTAATCCACTGACCATCGACAAGCTCCACAAGGTTTCCATCAGTACTCAAACCAAATAATAAGTGATTATTTCCTACTAATCCAAAAAGCCACTCGGTCATAATTATTTTCCTTTCTGTCGGTATATTTGTATTTGGCCTCATTTGCATTCTGATTCTTTAATCCACCAACCATTCCCATCGACATATCAATACTTTTTCATAAAGGGCTTATAAACTATATTTCTTCCATATTTTGGAACCTTGATCCCATCGCGCTTAAGAATGGATGCGATTTTTGCTTCATACTCGTTCATCAGCTTTGCCCACTCGTCTGAGATTCTAACAGCTTCAATATATCTTTTTGAACCTTCTCTGTGGTCATCAACATTATCAGCGACCCAAAAAAACTTATTACTAACCAAAGCAAATGCATCAGCGATATCCTGTTCTGAATTCTTATCCTTGTAGTAGCTTTTAAATCTGGTAATAGATACTTTTTTTAGGGGCTCTTCAATCATTACCCAAACCATAATTGATCCTTTCTACCTTGTTCATGAATCAGTGAAGAGGACGATGTTTGATTACATACAAATTATCATTCAAGAACCTGTACGAAAAATCGATCAAACAAGATATATAAATGATAATATTAATTTATCAATACCCAGTACTTTATAAATTGAGGTGATAATGATGAATAACATTTTAGATTTTGCAAAACCTAAGCAGCCATTAACCGAAGAACAGGTATTAAAAAGACTTAACATCAAAGACTTTAGACATTTATCTAAAGACAAGGTTATGAAGTTTGCTTCAATGTTGCCATATATTGATCCGGAAGTTGCAAAGAAGGCGCTCGATCAATTTCCTGAATATGCAAAGTCAGTTACTGAGATGGTGAAAAGCTATCAGGGAGTAATCGAGAAAAGCTTTGAAAAAAACGAAAACAGTCAAAATGCGTATTATAATGCCTGCAATCAAATCATTGAAGAACTAAAAAGGCAATTAGCCGACACCAATATTACATTTGAAGAACAGCAAACTATCAACAATGAAATGATTCAAGTAGCACAGATGATGAGTGAGAAAGATACCGAAAACAAGCAGCATCTGATACAGATGGCACAAAAATTTGGGGTGGTTGTACTTGGATTTGCAGTTGTTATCGCTTCAGTGTTGGGATCGAATATCCAAATAAATCAAGGTGATGATTCCGGCAATTCGAGTCATTATTAAGTTTATAGGTTAATGAACTTCAAAATGGCACCTTTTATAAAGGTGCTTTTTTAGTAGGAGGCGATTTCTATGGCAGATCGTATTAAGGGTATCATTGTTGAGATTGGTGGAGATACCTCCGGTCTGCAGAAATCCCTTTCTGATGTCAACAAAGAGATCAAATCTACACAGTCGCAGTTGAAGGATGTTAATAGCCTCCTGAAATTGGACCCAAAAAATTCCGAACTCTTGTCACAAAAACAATCCTTGCTGAAAGACTCCATTGATTCCACAAAGAAAAAGCTGGAGGAACTAAAAGGAGTTCAAGATTCTCTGGATCAGGCTTTACAGAATGGTGATATTACCCAGGATCAGTACAATGCGTGGCAGAGAGAAATTGTTGCTACCGAAGAAGAACTGAAGAAACTGCAGAATGAACTACGGAATACGGATTCTGTTGTTTCTGCCACTTTAAAAGCAACCGGTACCAAAATGCAAGAAGTTGGGAAGGGCATCACGGAGGTTGGGACTGGTTTGTCTCAGAATGTGACAGCTCCGATTGTTGCTGTTGGTGCTGCCTCGATTGCTGCATTCAATGAGGTGGACGAGGGCATGGATACTATTGCCACCAAAACTGGTGCGACGGGAGACGTCCTGAAGCAGATGGAAGATATCGCAAAGGATATCGCAACAACCATTCCGACTTCTTTTGCGGATGCAGGTTCGGCAGTTGGAGAAGTAAGTACCCGTTTTGGGGTAACAGGAAATGAGCTTCAGGCATTATCAACTCAGTTCCTGGAGTTTGCCTCGATCAACAATACCGATGTTTCCACTGCTGTTGGGAATACACAGATGATCTTGTCCCAGTTTGGGATGAGTGTATCAGATACAGGAAATGTATTAGGATTGCTGACAGAAACGTCTCAGAAAACAGGAATTTCTGTCGATGACCTTAGCAGTCTTCTCCAGAATAATGGCTCTACCTTTAAAGAAATGGGTTTAAATGTTGGGCAGTCCATTACTTTGATGGGAAACTTTGAAAAGGCGGGTATTGATTCAGATTCTATGTTAACGGGTCTGAAGAAAGCGGCAACCAACTTCAGCAAATCCGGCAAGGATATGAGTACCGGTTTACAGGATCTGATCCAAAGATTGCAGAATAGTAGTACACAGGCAGATGCAACCAAAGAAGCCTATAGCCTGTTTGGTGCAAAGGCTGGATTGGCATTTGTTACGGCGGCGGAAGAGGGGAGAATCAGCCTCGGTGGTCTAGGTTCTGACCTTTCTTCCTATAGCGACGTCGTAGATCAGACCTATCAAGGTACTCTGGATGGCGTAGATTCGATCAAGACGTCTATGAATGCGTTGAAGGAGGCTGGTGCAGCTGTTGGAGATGCTTTAGGGAATACCTTAGCTCCTATTCTTCAGAAGGTGGCGGATGGGCTGAAGGGATTCTCCCAGTGGTTCACGAATCTATCTCCAGGAATGCAGAATCTGATTGTTAAGATCGCATTGATCGTTGCTGCTGCAGGACCAATTCTCATTGTAATTGGCAAGGTGGTGTCCGGAATTGGCTCAATCCTGACCTTTGCCGGACAGGTGACTGGGTTTATAGGTGGGCTAATGGGGATGCTACCGACGTTAGGAACGATCATAGCAGCAATCACAAGTCCAATAGGTATCGTAATTGCGGCAATTGCTGCGGTAATTGCGATAGGCACACTTGTGATACAGAATTGGGATAGTATCTCTGCAGCATGCCAGACAATTTGGGGCGCGATCAGCGCCTTTTTCAGTTCCATCTGGCAGACAATTGCTTCTATTTTTACGAGTACTGTAGATGCGATTAGTGGTGCCTTGAGCTTGGCTTGGACGACAATGACCACAGTAATCCAGACGGTATGGACTGGAATAATTGCCTTCTTTACGAATCTCTGGAATACCGTAGTAACAATCTTTCAAACGGTACTTGGCGCGATTCAGAATACGATTACAACCTATTTCACAATGTACCAGACGATAATTGAGACTGTTTTGAATGTGATCCTGACGATCTTTCAAACAGTCTGGTCTTCAATCTCTACCATTGTGATGAGTGTTGTAGGTGCCATCCAGAGTTTCATCGTTTCTGCATGGGAAACGATCCGGAATACGGTGACAAGTGTCATGAATGTAATCTTTAGTACAGTCAGCAGCATCTGGAATAACGTTTTAAATGCAATTCAATCTACGGTTGGTAATATCGCTAGCACAATTCGTAGTGGTTTCGACAATGCAGTGAATTATGTAAAAGGATTGGCGGCACAGGCTTGGCAATGGGGCGCGGATATTATCAATGGCATTATTGGAGGCATTAATAACTGCATCGGTGGGGTAGGTAAGGCAGTATCGAATGTGGCGCATACAATTAGTTCCTGGCTTCATTTCTCGGTACCGGATGAAGGACCATTGGTGGATTACCAATCCTGGATGCCAGATTTTATGGAAGGATTAGCGGCTGGGATTGAGAAAAGTAGGGGGATGATTCAGGGTGCAATGAACTCTGTTGCTGGTGACATGGTATTGAAACCAAAGGCGAATCTTTCCGGAATCACACAGGGCAATATGTCCACAACAACGAGTACTACAACGAATTCACCTGTGGCGGCAGCTGCAGGTATTGGGGACATTACTATTCCGATCTATCTTGGGGGAACATTATTGGATGAGGTAATCGTGAATGCACAGAATCGTCAGAATCTGAGGTCAGGAGGGAGATAGGATGGCTTTTCTCCAGTATTTGGTCTTTGATGGCACAAATCTCCCTCTGCCAGATTCCTATGATGTAGAAGTGGATGATGTAGTATCCGATTCGAGTGGAACGACAGAAGCAGGCACCATTCAGCGGGATGTTGTACGTACAGGTGTTGTTAACATATCTGTGTCTTTCAGTGTGACTGCCAATTGGCTGAAAAAGCTGTCAGAGTATCGTGCCGAGAACAAGATTCAGGTTTCTTTCTTCAATCCACACACGCTGATGGTGGAGCAGCAATCTATGTACATTGATGGATTCAAATGTAGTTTGGTCAAGGACACTTCATATAAAGGCTTATGGAATGTGGCTTTCACTCTGAAACAGTTTTGAACAATTCAATGGTTAAGGACCAATCAAATGGCGCCATCCACCAGCCTGATGGCCGGCACATGGCGCCGATTTCATATTAGCATGAGTCAAAGTTGATTGATAGGAGGTGCTGCCATGTACTCGGTATCGGATGCATTCAAGACAGCCATTCAGGACAGCACCCGTTCCTATTATTGGACCGGTTTGATCACCTTGAAAGACGGATCAACTTATTCTTTCACCAACACCGATATCGTCAAAGGGTCTGGCTACATCTCTCGACAATGCTGTGCGAGTAATGAAATTGAACTGGGAACTGTCTATGCGGCAGAACTCGGTATCACATTACTCTCCAGTATTGATCGTTATACATTGACGGGTGCAACGATTACTCTGTCGTTCCATCTAGATGTAGGAAACGGTGTCTTTGAAGAAGTGCCGATGGGAATCTTTGAGATATCAGAGGCCAATCGGACAATCAAGCATCTGGAGATCAAAGCGTATGACTATATGCTGCGGTTTGATAAAGCCTATGATGTCACGGTCACAAATGGCACTGTGTACGACTTGCTGACGGCAGCCTGCGAAGATTGTAATGTAGAATTGGCACACACGAAGGATGAATTGGAAGCAATGCCCAATGGAAAGATTATCCTGGGCGTTTATACGGAGAATGACATTGAGACCTGGAGAGATCTCATTTTTTACATTGCCCAGGTATTGGGGTGTTTTGCTCAGATTGATCGTACTGGAAAGCTGAAGTTAACTCCCTATGGGTATACAGCCGTCATCAACATTCCGACTTCCCAGCGATTTTCTAGCAGCTTTTCTGACTTCATTACCCGCTATACAGCAGTTTCTTCTACCAATATCCGTACGAAGACAGCAGAATATTACGCTCTTGATCCGGACGATGGATTGACCATGAACTTGGGTGTGAACCCGTTATTGCAGTTTGGCTTGGCATCCACTCGTAAGGCATTGATTACAAATGTCCTGAATGCCATTTCCATTGTGAATTACGTACCATTTGATTCCACCACAATTGGGAATCCGGCAATGGATCCTGGAGACGTGATTACCTTCTCAGGTGGGCAGGCGGATGAGAAACAGATTACCGCAATTACCAGTATTACGATCAAATTGAATGGAAAGCATAGTATCCGCTGTGTTGGGAAGAATCCGAAATTAGCCGCAGTAAAGAGCAAGAATGACAAGAACATTACCGGGTTACTGAACCAGATCGAAACCGGGAAAATCGTTGTTCATTCCTATGTGAATGCTTCTCCTTATGCAATTTCCACAAATGACACAGAAATCATCAGTATGGAGTTTGCATCCAATACGGACACGGATGCTCAGTTCTTTGCGGCGATTCTGCTGGATTTGACTTCAGAAGAGGTAGATCGGACCGGAACAGCTACAGGAACTATTACAATTCCCGCCACGACAACGGATGGGACTGCCACAACCCAAGATGAGACATTTCAACTTGCTTGGAAAGAAGCAGGTGATGCAGTCATTCAGGTGACCTATATCCTGAATGATTCTATTCTTGACTATTACATGCCAATAGAGACCTGGAAAACAGGGAGCCATATCCTGAACCTTTACTATCCGTTAACTGGTCTAGCTGCGAATACCTATCACACCTTCCGAGTTCGGATGAAGATGACGGGTGGAACAGCAACCGTTGCTAGAAGACACGCCATAGCTACGATTAGTGGTCAAGGACTCTCTGCAAACAAGGTTTGGGATGGCCGTTTGGAGTTTACGGAAACAACAAGTACATTCCTTCTGAGTTTCCTGAAGGAATTCCATCTGAATGGGGAAGTGGCAATAGCTATGCAGGTTCCAACACCCTCTGGATTCCAGGATATACAGGCTCCACTCCTATTAAGTGGCTTATCAACTCATCCATTTACGGAAGGGTTACAGGTGAATCCAGTGGTTGTCCGGGAAACAATTGACCTGGAGGATCGGAATAAGATGACTTATTCCGTGATCTACGTAAAGACGGATACCCGTTTTGAATTGCAGACTGCCTATGTCTATAAGGCAACAGAGGCTAGCATCGATTCTGGCCGAATGAGTCATGTGACTTTCACGAAAGCACAGTTTGCAAGGATTGATGGATTGGAGGCAAAGAATGGCTGATTATCGCAATCTCTCAGAGCTTCTTGCCTCCACTGCCAATCTGGTTCAAATTGTAAATAACACGGCGCATGATGATGACACCATTACTGTGGATGGAGTGTCTTGGTTCCAATACGGAGGAATCGCAGCAACTAAGGTTTATATCAGTGGCAACAGCTGGTTTGGGTTTGGGGCCTCTAGTGAACATCTAAAAGTATGCCGGAGAGATGGAAAATTGTACAACCTTTGGCGAGAGGAAGGAACACTCTATAATACCTATTCCTTTCTCCGATTCAAGTGGGATGGTTATACTCAGTACAATAATGCGGATACAAGTGTAAAGCTCACGTATGAGGTCTATCTGTTTAGCACAGGAGACCTTTTTCTGAATATCCTCCAAGATCCTACAAACAGTAGCTATTTGGGCACAAATGAGCTGGTCTGCTCTGGAGGAACAAAATCCTTTACGGTAACGTCAGGGGTAGCTTTACAGGAGACCTTTACCCATCAAGATACGACGGGTGCAAACTTCGTGGCAACACAGGGTCAAATCGTTATTACACCTCCGTATGATCGGAAGTATCTTCTGCAAGACACAGCGGGTAAATACTACTCTGTCGAGAATGATGCTTTAAAGGAGGTCAGTGCAACCGAAGCATATGTTGCTGTTACGGATATCACGACTGAAACTGCGCTATGGGTGGATTCCAAAATGAAGGTGAATCGGGATACCGGTAATGCAAGAGCATATGTCTTTCCTATCAATCAGGGAACAACCTATCGAATTACCATGACAGAAATTGGAGATCGAGAGCGAATTGCCTTGAGCACCGATAACCCTCGCTTACTAACTGCAGGCAATTCCGTAACTGTGACTCGCACATTGAAGAATCAAACGCCTGTAATAAATGATGTAACAAGCTTCACTGCTACTGCTAATGAAAACTGGTGTACGGTTCACGTGAGTTCTACAGGTCAAACGCCAGCCATCGCAATAGAACGATATCGATCCGCATTGGTAAATTGCTTTGAAACCTATGGCTTGGATGCAATACCGGCAGGAAGCCTGATGCTGCAATTGAATGATCCTATCTTGCTGTACTGGCAGGATTCAATAGATGAACTGCCAGCAATTGAAATGGATGTCACAGCGATGCCATTTCCGCAAACTGTTTTAACTCATAACGTGGATATGACCGATTCCACGATCAAAGGGGTCGAGAAGGTTGAGATTGATTCCGATGAGAGCACGCTGTATGCAGTGTCGTTTGATAATGGCGCAACCTGGTGGAACTATGTGGATTCTGCATGGGCAGAACTCTCAGAAGCACAATCTGGAATGACAAAAGCAGCAATGGAAGCAATCGGTACAGATGCGTGGGCATTGAAAGCTACAACTGGCCATATCCGATTCCGCTTTGTGCTGGTAGAAGGAAGTTATGTGAACCATATCATTGTCGATTATCTGAATTAAGGAGGAAAACAACTATGACACTTTGTGGAGTAGCAAAAATTGAATTGACGGATATCCATACCGGGAAGAAAGAGGTCATTGTCCATAAGAATCTTGTTACTAAGGCAGTAAATGAGGTTTTTGGATATAACCCTGAGGGAACACTCTTTTGCATTAATGGTACTCAGGGAGAGAACTTTAATACGCACTTTCTTCCGCTTTGCCCGAATACCATTGGTGGAATCCTATTATTCCAGGATCCGCTGACTGAAGATGAGAACAAGATTTATGCACCCTCGGTGAATGTCTGTGTTGGCTGCTCGTCGAATGATGTAAATGGGACAACCAGTATTATCCGTGGATCATTAAACCAGACGGAATCGCAGAAGATTGATAACGGCTACCGGTTTGTCTTTGACTTTACGACAAGCCAGGGAAATGGAACGATCTCCGCAGTGGCATTAACCCATAAATACGGAGGAGTTGCCTACTATGGAGATATCGTGAATGCTTCTAGCCGGTTTCAATTCCTAAAAACCTTGGAAACGGATGATGGGGACGCAGGAACCTATGCTGCTAGTTATATTGATGCAGTAGAATTGGACTTTGAAAGTAACACGCTTGTTAGCATTACGAAGCAGGATTCAAATTTGCTCATCACAAAGATGAAAAAGTGTTTTCACGATATTGGATTGAATGCGTCTTTACGTGAGGATGGGTATGAAGTACGAGAAACCCACACCATCACTCCTTCAACATTCCAGACGGTCTTTTCCTATAGTTATGGCTCATACACAATGTTTGATTTCTTTGATGGAAAAGATGGATATTGGTATGGTTTCTCCAACATTGAAAATGCTACGGGCAATGCAACTGTCTATTGGATCAAGATCAATAAGACGGATTATACCTTTACAGAAGGTGTTTGGACCCTGAGCGATGTACAGCTTTATCACATTGGCTATCGGAACAATAATGGGAAATGTCATAATCGCTCAAATTACGGGACAATGCGCAATGGATATTTATACATCATGAATTATGCAGGTACAGGAATGTATAAGATTAATGCGAATAATGTGGCAGATATCAAGCTTGTGTCCTTTGGCTTTACCAGTCTCAAATCTGCGAATAATATCTTCCAGGTGGGTGACTGGATTCTTGGACAGGATTTTGTAATCCGGTCTGATGATACTGTGATCCAGACGATCAATTACAAGGAAATTGTCAGTGATACCCCGCTATTTGAATGCGGGCCATATCTTCTCAATTTCCATTATTATGTGGATAACTGGGGAGGCCATAGAATTCAGAAGGTTTTACGACTGAATGCACCTTATCTAGCTACCATCAATAATCTGTCGGTCTCCGTCGTGAAAACGGCTGATAAGACCATGAAAATTACCTATACATTAACGGAAACTGCATAGAGTAACAGAACAAGTGAAGATCTCATCTGCGGATGAGGTTTTTCTTTTGATTCTGCATTGTGAACTAAGCACAGAAAGGGGACTTCACGATGAGCAATAGCTCTTTAATCAACTACACACTTCTTTCTCCAAATCATTCCGGAGTAAGGAAGTATCCACTCACAAAAATCACGATCCATCACATGGCTGGCAATCTAAGTGTTGAGCAGTGTGGTCAGCTATTTCAAAACAGGGGAAGACCAGCATCCTCCAACTATGGAATTGGGACAGATGGCAGGGTTGGCCTGTATGTCGATGAGAAGAATCGTGCTTGGACTTCTGCCAGCTATGATAATGACAACCGCGCAGTCACCATCGAGGTAGCAAACGATGAAATTGGTGGTAATTGGCATGTCTCAGACACAGCTTTAGAGAAGTGTATTGAGCTGTGTACGGACATCTGTAGGAGAAATGGTATCAAGGCATTGAATTATACGGGAAATCCCAGTGGCAATCTCACCATGCACTGCTGGTTTGCCCAAACCACATGCCCTGGCCCGTATCTCAAGAGCAAGTTTCTCGATATTGCGGAGGAGGTGAATCGAAGATTGAACGCAGCAGCACAGCCTGTTGAGGCCAATACTCTCTATAAGGTGCAGATTGGAGCATTCCGGAACAAAGCGAATGCACAGGCATTGGCAGAGAAGGCCAAGGCACAGGGCTTTACAGTCATCATCGTGGAGGAAAAGAGATGAAAGGCATGAAGAACGAAGTTTGTACCGGGATTGGAGTGATCGGTGGAATTATCGCGACAGCTTTAGGGGGATGGGATGTGGGATTACAGACTTTAGTGATCTTCATGTGTATTGACTATGGAATGGGCATCATTGTCGCAGGGATATTCCATGAATCGAAGAAAAGCGAAAATGGAGCTTTGGAATCACGAGCGGGATGGAAGGGGCTTTGCAGGAAGGGTGTCACACTTCTGATCGTCCTGGTGGCTTACCAGCTGGATCTGGTGATTGGCTCTGATTTCATTCGAGACGCAGTAATTATTGGATTTGTAGCAAATGAGGCAATCTCCATTGTTGAGAATGCAGGATTGATGGGAATCCCGATTCCAGCAGTGATCACGAACGCAATTGAGATTCTTAAGAAGAAATCCGATGAGGATCATAAAACAGAATAA